CGGAGGACCTGGAGGAGATCACCACCAAGGTCCTCACCCGGACCCCCACATCCTCGGACCTGGAAACCCGCGCGGACCTCGCCCGGTTGGTGTCCTTGGCGTACACCGCCGGCCTCAAGGCCTCACCATCCTTGCCGGGGGCGTGATCCTTGGCGGCAACGGACAAGCGTGCGGGGTTGTCTGTGCGCGCGTACACGGACCACCGGAAAGCCAAGGGCCTCCCCGGCTGCAACAAGTCTGCCGTCCAGAAAGCCCTTAAGGACCGCCGGATATTCTACATTGGTGGGGACTCGGCCAACGGCCTGGATCCGGCCACGGCGGACCGGGACTGGATAGCCAACACCAACCCCGCCCACCAACACCCCGCCGCCGCCGCCGCCTCACGGGAGGCCCTGGATGGCCGTGTGGAAAACGGCCTCCCGGCCATCCGTGACCCGTCAATCCCCGATTACACGCAAAGTAGAGCGCGGCGGGAACACTATGAAGCGGAGCTCAAACGCCTGGACCTGGCGGAGCGCCTTGGCCATTTGGTGCGGACGGAAGTGGTAACCAAGATTCAACAAGCCATTGCCTCCAATGTTCGACAACAGCTTTTGATTCTCTCCCCGCAAATCACCCCGGTCCTGATTTCCGCCGCTTTCCAACACAACGGGGACGCCAACGCGGCGGCCACGGAGGTGGAGGGCCTCCTCGAGGATTCCCTCCGGGCCATCCTCATGGAGCTCCAGGCGGACCCGATGGGGCCGGGGGCCCGTGAGGTCACGGCCACGCTGGCGGCCCATGAGGACCCCGCGCCGGAAGCGGAGGAGGAATCCAGTGATTGAGGCCGGCGCCGTGGGTGCGGAGATCCTCACGGAGGCCCTCCTCCGCGCCGCGCAAGCGGAGGCCGTGGAGTCCATCCTCACCGCCGTGGCGGCCGGGTTTGAGCCACCACCGCGGCAGACTGTTTCAGAATGGGCCGACAAACACCGGATATTGACAAAGCGGGAAACCCCGGAACCCGGCCGATGGAAAACAACCCGGACCCCATACCTCCGGGAGATTATGGATTGCCTGTCGATAGACTCCCCAATTGAGTCGGTGGTGTTCCTCAAGGCCGCGCAAATCGGCGGGAGTGAGGTGGGCAACAATTGGCTTGGATACATCCTCTCCCACCCCCCGGCCGCCGCCCCCACAATGGTGGTGCTTCCCACCGTGGAAAAGGCCCGGCAAATGTCCCGCCAACGCCTGGAGCCCCTCATCTCCGGTGTCCCGGCCATCCTCGAGTCCGTCCAACCCAAGAGATCCAGGGACGGCGGCAATACAATGTTAATGAAGGAATTCGCCAACGGGGACGGCCTGCTCGTCCTCACCGGCGCCAATTCGGCCGCGGGCCTGCGCGCGATGTCCGCCCGGTTTCTGTTCCCGGATGAGTGTGAGGCCTACCCGTCAGACTGTGAAGGGGAGGGGCCGCCGTTGGAGATCCTCGGCGCACGATCCTCCACCTTTGGACGTAAGGGCAAAATCTATATCCCATCCACCCCCCTGGAAAAGGAGGGGTCCGTCATTGAGCCCCTATTCCTGGAGACGGACCAGCGGCGGTATTTTGTCCCGTGCCCGGATTGTGGGCACAAGGACTGGATCCGGTGGTCCCGAATCAAGTGGGACGGGGAACACGCGGAGGACGCCAAACCGGCCACCGCCGCCCTCCTTTGTGAGGCCTGCGGGGTCCTGATTCCGGAGTCCCGGAAACCGTGGTTTCTGGCGGAGGAGAATTGAGCGGGGTGGCGGCCCACTTCCAAGGGCCTCCCCAATGAGCGGGGTTACCATCTTTCGGCCCTCTATTCCCCACTTGGCTGGAAGTCCTGGGAAAAGTGTGTGCGGCAATTCCTCAAGGCCAAGAGGACCAAGGACCCGGCCGCCTTAAAGACTTTCACCAATACGGTGTTGGGGGAAACTTGGGAGCTACTCGGGGAAACCCTCGAGCCGGACCTGCTATTTGCGCGCCGCGAGAGATACCCCGCCCCCGCGCCGGCCCCCGTGGTTTGCATCACCGCCGCCGTGGATGTCCAGGACAACCGCCTGGAGCTCCTGGCCGTGGGGTGGTCCCGTGGGGAGACGGCCTATTGTCTGGATACGGTGACGTTTTGGGGGGACCCGGAGGCCGCGGAAGTGTGGGAACAGGCGGACCAGTGGCTTGGCCAGCGGTTCCGCCATGAGTCCGGCGCGGAGCTCCCCATCTCCTCCGTGTGCGTGGACTCGGGGTTTGCCACCAAATCGGTATATCAGTTCGTCCAACCCCGGCAATTGCGGCGCGTGTTTGCAATCAAGGGCCGCGCCGGTGAGGGCCTTGGGGTGACATCCAAGCCCTCCCGCAAAACCCTTGGCTTGGAATCCTCCGGGTTTGTTGACCTGTTTACCATTGGCGTGGACACGGCCAAGGGCCTGATATATTCCCGCCTCCGGATGGATGAGCCCGGACCCGGTTATATCCACTTCCCCCACGCGGACCGGTTCACGGAGGAATTTATGGCCCAAGTGTGCGCGGAGAAGCGGGTGGTTTCCTACCACTTGGGCCGCCCAAAACGGGTTTGGAAAAAAACACGGGATCGCAATGAGGGCCTGGACCTCTTGGTTTATAACCTGGCGGCCCTGTATCTCCTGAATCCCGTATGGGATGCCCTCGAGGAAAACCTAAAACCCAAGGACGCCAAGGCGGAAACCGCCGCCGCCGTGGTGCGGGATCAGCAAATCAAGAATTGGGTCCAGCGGTGGCGTGACAATTGAGCGGATGACCTCCCCGGCCTCCACGTTGATTGTGTGTGCAGGAGGTCGAGCGTGGCGCCAACAGTTCCGACAACTGAACCAACCCGGCTAACGCAAGGGGATACCCACGCCTGGACCCGCGCGGTGGACGGGTACTCCGCCGTAGACGGATGGGCCCTTGCCTACTTCTACATCCTCCAGTCCGGTGACGTTGAGGTGGCCCTCACAACGGCCCAGGACGGGGACGGCTCGGGGTTCCTGGCCACCATTGACGCCACGGCCGCGGCACTATTCACCACCGTTGGGACGTGGTTGTGGCGCGCGGTGGTCACCAAGGGCACGGAGACGGTCACGGTTGACCGGGGCCGCCTTGAGCTCCTGGACACCCTGGAGGGCACCGGGGACCGCCGCTTGTGGTTGGAGAAGATTGTGGACGCCCTGGAGGCCAAACTCGAGGGGCGCGCTACCACGCAACAGCTTGGCTATTCGGTGGAGGGGCGCAGTCTCTCCCTTATGGGATTTGCGGAAGTCCTGGACGCACGGGACCGCCTCAAGGCGGAGCTCACGGCCGTCCTGGATCAGGAGGCCCGCGCCAATGGTGAGCGCAGGACAACCGCCGTCCGCGTCCGCTTGTGGGGGGCTTGATGACTTTACATTGGGCAATCCCGGACCCCCGCGACCTGTTCCGCAAGGGCCTCCGTGAGGCCGCCACCACCGTCCGCAATTTCCGGAGGCCCCTACGCACCCGGTCATACGCGGCGGCCTCCATTTCAAGGATTACGGCCGGGTGGACCACATCCCCGGAAAACGTGGACTCGCTCATCAAACGCGAGCTCCGCACACTGCGCGCGCGATCCAGGGAACAGGTTGCCCGCAATGACTACGCGCGGCGCTATGTGCAACTTTTGCAGTCCAATATCGTGGGGGCCAACGGCGTGGCCCTTGAGTCCCAAATTATAGACCGCCGCGATGGCGGGCCGGACAAGGACGCGCGCAAGGCCGTTGAAGGGTCCTGGAAAGCGTGGGGGCTGGATAGCCCGGAGATTGCCGGCGGGATGTCCTGGCTGGACGTGGAGCGCCTCCTCACCCGCGTGGTGGCCACGGACGGGGAATTCCTCGTCCGCTTTGTGGAGGGGCGCGAGGCCGGCCCTTGGGGTTTCCGGATTCAGATTTTGGACGCGGAGCTCCTGGACGTGGACCTCAATGGAACCCACACCAACGGCAACGCGATCCGCCAAGGTGTGGAAGTGGATGAGTGGGGCGCCCCGGTTGCATATCACATCCTGACATCACACAACGGCACCGGCGCGGACTACTACTCCGCCACCCTTGGCCGGAACTATCGGCGCATTGAGGCGGACCAGATCCTCCACGGCTTCATGCCTGAATGGGTGGGGCAGAAGCGGGGGATCCCGTGGACCGCCACATCCCTGGAGCGCCTCAAGGTCCTTGGTGCCTATGAGGAGGCCGCCCTCACCCACGCCCGCGCCGGCGCCCAATCCCTTGGCTTTTTCTCCAAGGAAAAAGGTGCGCAAGGATTCACCGGCGACGAGGATTCCGGCAAGGATGACGGCTCGACAATTATGAACCTGGAGCCGGGGGAGTGGAACACGCTTCCCGATGGTGTCTCAATCGAGACATACGACCCAAAATACCCCTCCGGGGAATTCCGGCCGTTTGTTCAGTCCGTCCTCAAGGGAATCAGCGCGGGACTCGGCCCGGCTTATACGTCCCTGGCGCAGGACCTCGAGGGCACATCCTTTGCCGGTGGCCGGATGGGACTTTTGGAGGAACGGGAACTTTACCGAT